GTTATGAGCCTTGCCATAGGAGCCAACCTTATGGGAGATATAGTGAGTAAAAGTCCTATTCCTATACTCAAGGGTGACTTAGTTGAGCCCAATGGAAGAGATTTACCAACAACGGGCTTTTCGAGGGGTACATATAATAAGGACTTCGAAGAATACAGACGATGGATTTAAACGAACAAAATAAAGATACTCAAAACGAAGACCAGCGCCTCGATGAGAACGCTGGGTTCACGGAATTTCCCGGCTCTAATTCCTACGGGGATGCTCCCCCATTATCCGGTAGGTTCGCAGCATTTTTTAAATCTTTTTTTACTACAAAAAAGAAACGAGGTCGTCCGCCCGCACTCGATAATCTTAGAGGCGATGTAATCGCCAACAAGGACGGAGAGGAATCTGTTGCTAGTCTTGGAATCGTTAAGGGTGGCGCTCAGCTCCCAGCTATTGAATACGAGCGTCGACGCCGATATCACGATTACGAGAAAATGGATGAGTACCCCGAAATCGGAGCGGCTCTAGACATTTATGCAGATGACGCAACCCAAACCCATTTAGACGGGAGTATGGTGGAAGTAAACACCGAACAGCAAGTGGTGAAGGACGCTGTCCAAGCTTTTGTGGATGAAACAGACCTCGATAAGTACTTGTGGGACATTATTAGAAACATGTGTAAGTATGGTGATTGTTTCGTAGAAAACATTGTGGATATGAACAACCCAGACGCCGGTATTCAACGATTGAAAATCCTTAACCCCGTGTTTATCTTCCGTCGTGAAGACAAGTTCGGTTATTTGAAAGGGTTTACGCAGGAGATTCCTAAATCTACAGCCCAAGCTCAGCAGTATCAGACAATGGGCAAGTATGATAAAAAAAGCACCATTCAATTAGACCGAGAACAGCTCGTTCATTTCCGTTGCCACACATCTGATTCCAATTATTACCCATATGGAAAATCGATATGTGCTCCTGGAGTTAGGGCATGGAAATCATTGCGTATGATGGAGGACGCCATGCTTATCTATAGGCTGCATCGTGCGCCTGAAAGACGAATATTCTACATTGACACAGGTAATCTACCTCAAACCAAAGTAGAGATGTTCATGGAACGCGTTAAGGCGAAGTTCAAAAAAGAAAAATACTTCAATAACGATACCATGAACGCTGATGAGAGGTTTAACCCTCTTTCCAGCGAAGAGGATTTCTTCGTCCCTATTAAAAATGGACAAGGAACCAAAATTGAAACACTCCCTGGTGCGCAGAACTTAGGAGAAATTGACGATGTCCGCTATTTTAGGGATAAAGTTCTAGCAGCAATGAAAATCCCTAAGGACTTTATTGTTGAAAAGGATAAATCCCCAGAGAGAAAAGCCAATCTGTCTCAGTTGGATGCGAAATTCGCTAAGGCTGTGATGAGGGTCCAAAGGGACACCGAAGTATGTTTAACGACTCTAATTAAGAGGCACCTAACTCTTCGCAAGTTCCCTCAGTCGTCTATTCAAAATCTAAAAGTGACATTAGCCCCTCCATCCGATTTGAGTGAAAAGAGGAAGCTTGAGTTGGCAGAACAACAAACCCGTGTCGTTCAGGCAGTCAAAGGACTTGAACTGTTTTCTGACGAGTACATTTATAAGACTTTCTATAACATGAACGATTTGGAAATCGACACTTTGAAGCTACAGAAAGAAGCTGAAGCGCCACCTCCTGTGGCGGAACCGCCTGGAGCACCTGGAGCTCCGGGAATGCCTCCGGAAGGAGGAGCCCCGCCCCCGGCACCGGGAGAAGGAGCTTAAATAATTACAAGAGCCGTATTGAAGGCTCTATATAAAATAGACCCCTTATAATCCGATGAATTTTAAAAATCTTTTTAACAACCGTAATAAAAATTTCGCTCGATTAAGCGAGGCAGGCGATTACTTAGGTCGCCGCCTTCGAGAAAATCTGGTTATCTACGATATTGATGATACCAACGATGTGGTGACCTACGTTACCGAATGTAATCATCTCGTGTCGTGTACCTACAAAGATACCAAAGGGAAGCTTACTTTCGACAATTTTGTTGTAGAGAATCTGGAAACTATTACCTCCGACGAAGCCATTGACAAAAAAGTAGAAGACCATGTGCATTCTTTTATGGAAGCTATAGCTCAAGACAGGTTCGATAATGCAGAATCCTCTTTTGATTCAGTTGTAGATTCCTTTAAAATGCGGTCTAAGATTGAAGAGTCTCGTAAAAAATTAAATAAAAAGATTAGCCGGTTTGGAGAGTCATACAATATTAAGAACACAAAGGCGTACAAGAAATTTAATGAATCTCTTCCTTTATTGAAAAATTTCTTAGAAGAGAACCTGGATGCACTAAAAGATAACCCGAAACTGATTGAGGGTTTACGCCTTTCTAAGGTCGTAGGGGAAACTTATGATTTGCCTAAACTAACGTTTGAGAGTTTAAAGGATGAGTTCGTCGTTATTCCGTCTAACTCGAAAAAGACTTTATACGAAATGGTATGCGAGAAAGAATTGGTTCGCAAAGAACTATTAGAAGCCAAAGAGTCGTTCTCTCGTATGTGGTCTAAAAATGACCAAGTAGCAACCTTGGCATCCCATATTTACTCTAATGATTCCACTATCAAGCAAGCCCTGTCAGAAGCTGTCGCTTCAGTTCCTTACCTAGCGCTTTCTAACAAAGTGGACCTTACAGCTGTATTGGATTCAGTGTTTCAAGTAACAAACCCTGGAAGTATCTCACAAAAGGATATTCGAGAATTTGTTGGCAAAATTTATGAATTTAAGAAGCCTCTGAAATCACGTGTCATCCAAGCATTAAATGAGAAATACGGTGTAAACGTACAAAGCTTGCGTTTCATACCTTCTTTTAAAGGTTTGGCGGAAGTTCAGTCGGAGATTTTCTCGATGTTGTCCGAGTCTGCAGACGAGGGTATCTTAAGCGATGTGCTCAAAGAATTCTCTGTATGCATGGGCAAGAAAGGAGGAGTCCAAGTTCTTGATGTAGCAAACTCCCTATCTGATGTGATGTCAGAAGCAAACTTCACTGTTGTTGAAATTGATGAACAATTTGAGATGAAGAAACTATCTGATTATCTCAAAAACAACATCGACGAAGCCCAGTACTATGGAGATGAAGATAAACTCTCTAATGACCCGGGTGAGGGAAGTGAAAAGAAAAAAGGAAAGAAGGATAAGGACTGGGGCGGTAACAAAGGCGATATAAAAGCAAAAGACCGCAAAGAAGATGATGATAGCAAATTGACAGCTGACGAGAAGGGCGATGTGGACTACAATAAAAGCGACGAGCCCGGAGACAAGAAGCTAAGCAAAAAGCAAAGCAAAAAGATGGACAAAGATAAGGATGGCGATATAGATGCCAAAGACCTTAAAAAACTTCGCAAGGAAAATATGGACGCAGCCGTCGAAGACGAGGTTGAAGAAGAGGTTGAAGAAGAAGACGCCGAACAACAAGAAGATGCGGAAGACATCGTTCGCGACGAAGACTTCAGAGACCTAGTATCCAAAGTTGAAAACATCACAGATGATATCGACATCAATCTAGAAGACGACGAAGAAGGGGACGAGGAGGAAGAAACAGAGAAATAATTACTCTACTAGGTAACCTTGTTTAGTCCAGTTAATCACGTTATCTACAAAATTAGACCGCAGTATAAGGAGCTCAGATATTAAATTATCGAGCTCCTTTATTGTTTCTACGTTAACTGTTTTCTTGGTCGATATTTCCTTCACCTTTTGCTCAATCATTCGCATACGCTCATGCGCTATGGGGGAAAACTCGTTTAATTTTCTTTCTTCTTCTATTTTATTTTTCATTTTTAATCTCCAGCCCTAAAGAGGCGTAGGACTTAATTCTTTCTCGGGCGTGTTTTTCTAGGTATGGCGCACGGTCAAAGAAATCGTAAATAAATACTTGTTTCTTCGATTTATGTATACGTAGTGCGCGTCCCAACGCCTGTAAAGTTGCAATTTCAGACTTCAAACCCCTAGCATTAATAAGATGAGAAATTTCAGGGATGTCAATTCCGGTTTGCATAATAGTTGTGCCAATAAGGACTGATATTTTATCGTCCTTAAAAGCATCAATAGTCTTTTTCCTAACAACCAAGTCATCCTTGCCCTCTAATTTAAAAGAGTTAGGGATACGAGAATGTAAAATCTCAGCGTGCTTCAGGTCTTTAACTATTATAAGTGTTCGTGAAGGTTTTTGTTGTATTTTTTTGGCAAGTTCTACAATCATATCATTGCGAACATCATTCTCAGTTACAAATTTTTCATATACTTCTCTATAGGAAAGCTCTGTGTCTTCTACGGTTCCCGTATCTTCCATATTAATGATTTGAATTATAGGCTCCGTTAAGAATCCATCCCCGATAAGACCTTTTGCGTCTACTTCCTCTATCACTCTCCCAAGCCCCGATATGAGATTTAAACGGCTCATAGGGTCTTTAGGTACAGTTGCAGTCATACCCATGCGGTAAGCCGCGTTGGGGAAAGACTTTATCACCTTTGTAGCAACCTTTCCTTTCGCGAACTCATGTACTTCGTCAAAAATAATGAATTCTGAGGTGTTGAGATGAGTGTCTATAACCTTGTCTATGGACTGCACGGTGCAGAGAGTTATAGGTTTTATAATTACCCCATCACCAAATGCTAATCCGACATCTATCCCCCATTCACGTAAATCGTCATAGGTTTGTTTGAGGAGCTGTTTTTTAGTGAAGAACACTAGCCCCGTTTTTCCTTCAAGAGCTTTAAGTATGCCCCCCAAGATAAGAGTTTTCCCCGCGCCTGTTGGGGCTTTTATAATACACCCTTTAACGTTTAGGGCTTTTCTAATTAAGGACTCTTGATAATCACGTAACTTGACGCGTGGTAAGGAGATATTGTCAGAATGAGTGGATTCACGTAAATCCTCGATTTTGTAATCCATACCTAAATATTGAAGGTCCTCCTCAATATGAGATAAAAGACCAGTTCCGAACTTACCTGTTTTGTCGGAGAAGAAATACTTCTCTCCGTTCCAGCCTCTCTTCCGATAGGCGGTAGAATAGTTATAGCCAGGAACTTTTGCGCTATATTTCTGTTTTAAAGTTGAAAGAAGCTTTTTATTTTTCGTCTCTAAAATAGATGAATTATTATTTACAATAATTTTTAGCATTATACTATAATAGTAATAAAGTTTTATAACTTACATAATTATGTCAGAACCAAACAAAGAAAAATCACTTATTGACTTAGCTCGGGAGCATATGGAGTCCGCAGGGGCTGACCCCACCCAAGGGGTAGATGTTCCTGAAGCACCTGCTGTGGGTAGAGAGGCGCAAAACCCACCTCCTCAACAGCCTGATAGCCAGGGAGAAGTAATAGACGCTTTTGATGGCACCGTTAGCGACGCCGTAGGAGACCTTTTATCCAATATCGATAGCGATATGGGATGGAGACAGCTAGAACTGCCCTCAAGGGGAAAGGCTTACATAGAATCGACCGGCTACGTCGAAATAAAACCATTTACTTTCGCGCAGGAACGCACTTTAAGAAGTGTAAAGCAGTCGGCGGATGCAGATAGGGTTATCAAATCATTATTTGCCGCGTGCGTAAAGGGATTGGGTTACCCAGAGATGACTCTGGCGGATAAAACGTACATACTTTTTAAGTTGCGAGAAATTTCTTACGGAAATGAATATACTATAAGCGCTGAGTGCCAAGAATGCGAAGCTAACAACAGTTTGGTTTTAGAAATAGATAAAATTCCCGTGGCATATGCTCCGGATGATTACGAAGAGCCTTTTACTATTACATTGCCCGACTCAAAACAGGAAGTTAAGTTTATTACTCCGAGAAGTAAGGACGAAAAGTTGCTTACTAATGTCTCGGATGCTACTGATAACCTATGGCGATTTGCTTTGTCCGTAGGAAAATATTCAGATGAGCGAATTAAGAAGGAATTTTTCCAAAAAACTACGGTTAGGGACATCTCCTTCTTCCGCGAAAACTTGCTTAGAGACCGGTACGGGCTAAACAAAAGCATGGCATTTGATTGCGCTAAATGTGGCGCTCTAAACGACCATGTGATTCCTTTCTCAGAGAATTTTTTCTCAGTGAGCTAAACGCCCGGACAGAAGGTTTAGCGCAGGAAGCATACAGTCTAGTAAAACACGGAAATTTTAGTTATCATGACGTTCTCATTATGTCCGGAATGGAGCGAAAGGAGTTCATTGACCTCTTAATTGATGAAAACCAGAGAGAGAAAGAAGCACTTGCGGCTGCGAAGTCCTCTAAATAAATAAGATATGACTTCATTCAATGGCACCACGGTAATTAATAGGGGAAATAGACCTTCCCCCACTAGCCCCTGTAAGCTGGATTTTTTCTGGATTAAGGAGGGAAGCTACACAGACCCTTACCAGGTGTGCTCAGTTCATATTTTCCCAGACACCAAGTTCGGCACTGCCAACCCGTACGTTAATTTAGATACCACGTCTACTGACTACGGTCTGGTAAGCTCTACGGACACCAATTATCTTTTCCATAACTACAAAAGAAACCCTGCAGGAGACCGCGTGGGTTTTCAAGGCGCCGTTAGCGCGTGTGCGCCCGAAAGTTCGTACGCAGGAGACTTAAGATACTCAGCCAGTAGCATTTTTAAAGTTAAGACTGGGCATTTTTGTGTAATACTACAGCCTAGCTCCGCATATTTCCCGGAAACAGTTACCGACTGGACCATGGATATGTCCAGCAACAGCGCTTCCGGCACGGGAGGATATATTGATATCTGGACCATAACGGATGATGCTGGTTCGAAGGCTCAAATATACGTAAACTCGTTTAGTTTGAACTCACAAAACGTAGTGGCTGTGACGGAGCCGATGCTCGTCACCCCAAACAACAAATTAGTCCAGAGGTATATTGAAGTCGGGTCTAAGAGAAGCTTGCAAATTAAAACAGAACTCGTAGTAGACAACGAACCTATTAAAGAAAGTTTAAGAAATCTTCTTGAAACAGGAAGTTTACTGCAAAACCAGCAGTTCCGTATCGTAAAGTTAAATGAGAGTCCTGATATGAGTAGCCGTGTAATGATTAAAGATTTTTCAGACACCGCTGCTACGACAAATATAAATGCGCATGGAACAATGAGCTACCTTTGGGACACAGCAAGCATCGCTCCTAAGTTTAGTGACGATGTTTTGGGAGGAACGACGGGAGTTTACGAAATTACCGCGAAGTACAATATATTAGACGAGACTTACTATAGCCCTAAGTTCAAGCTAATCGTTCGGTAACGTCAAGTTCCCAATCTGCCTTGTAGATGTGGGAGTAAATATAAGCACTAAAAGTGTCCTCATTTACATCCACCCAGAAGTCGTTCCAGTCTTTGTAAGCCTTGGGAGGAGATAGGCTGTACAGGTGAGGGTTGCGTTGCGTTAGAAGTCTCTTCTTAGCCTCCTGGAAGCCCTCTGTGCCACTTTCGTCGTTGTCATAGGCAATGATGACCTTCCTGCCTGAAAGCTCCTTAGCTTGCGTTGTAGACATCTTACAGCCTTGCGTGCAGGTAGCGTTGAACCCCGCTGCCCGGAGGGACATAGCGTCGAGGGGACCCTCCGTCACCATGACATAATCTTTGCTTTTATCGAAGGGGTATAGGATTTCTGAGGTTTTTATACCGTATAGATTTTTGCTAGGGTTTAGGTACTTGGGTTCCCTATTAATAAGGCTTCGGGCTTGGAAATAAAAAGGTTCACCTTTATAAAAATAGGGGATTATGAAGCGCTGATGGTACCGTCCTTGAACTCCTACATAAAATTTGAATGCGCCGAGCTTTCTCCCAAGAGCGAATTTAGAAGCCATCCTCATTAAATAATCATCAGAGTTAATATCTTTCTTGGGGACAACCATTTTGAAGTCTCGCATGACGTCGCGGAAAATAGTGCGCGTGGGCTCAATTGGTTTATTCTCTACACTGAGGGTAGATACATCAAACAGGCTTGCGCCTGCATCAAATGCTAATCTTTTAACATATGATTTGGCAGCGGCGTAGGGAACGTTCTCTATATGGGAAATCAGCTGATAAAAATTACCCTTCTCCCCTGACTTAAAGCATGTCCACAACCCGGAATCTAAATTGATATACAACTTCTGCTTATTATCCTCCGTAAATATGGAATTTATACGGAATTCTCGACCAACTTCTAAAAAGTTAGTAAATTTTTCAGACAAA